AGGGAGGTACCAAATGGTCGATTTTGGTGCTCGACTAAAACACGCATGGAATGCTTTCGCAAACCCTGAAGAACACACCAGCTGGGACTTAGGTACTAGTTATAGTGTTCGTCCCGATCGAATTCGTAGTTATGTTTCTAATGAGCGGTCTATTATTACCGCTATTTATAACCGAATTAGTGTTGATGCTGCTTCAATTGCTATCAGACACGTTCGTCTTGATAATAACAATCGGTTTCTTGAAGAAATTGATAGTGGTTTAAATGCTTGTTTTTCATTAGAAGCTAACATTGATCAAGCGGCACGTGCTTTTCGTCAAGATATTTTCATGACGGTTCTTGAAAAAGGCGTTGCTGCAGTTGTTCCAGTAGATACTACTTTTAACCCAACCGTTACTGGTAGCTATGATATTAAAACAATGCGTGTTGGCGAGATTATTCAATGGTATCCAAAACACGTTCGAGTCAATGTTTACAACGATCAAACTGGGCGTCGAGAAGATATTATTCTTGAAAAAAAGGTCGTTGCTATTATTGAAAATCCATTATATTCAGTAATGAATGAGCCTAACTCTACTTTACAAAGACTTCTTCGTAAACTTACTTTGTTAGACTCAGTGGATGAACAGTCTAGTTCTGGAAAACTTGATATGATTATTCAGCTTCCTTACGTTATTAAGTCTGAAGCTCGACGACAGCAAGCAGAACAACGACGTAAGGATATTGAGTTTCAGTTAAAAGGAAGTCAATACGGTATTGCCTATACCGATGGAACTGAAAAGATTACTCAATTAAACCGTCCTGCTGAGAATAACTTAATGACACAAGTTGAGTATCTTACTGGTTTGTTATTTGGTCAATTAGGTCTTACTCCTGAAATTATGAATGGCACTGCTGACGAAAAGGCGATGCTGAATTATATTAATCGAACCATCGAACCAATTCTTACTTCGGTTGTTGAATCCACTAAACGTTCATTTCTTACAAAGACAGCATTATCTCAAAAACAATCTATCGAATTCTTCAGGGAACCATTCCGGTTAGTGCCAATTAATAACATTGCCGAAATTGCTGATAAGTTTACTCGTAATGAGATTCTTACCTCAAACGAAATTAGGCAGATTGTTGGGTTTAAACCTGCTGGAGATCCTAAAGCGGATCAGTTAGTAAATAGTAATATGCCACAACCAGAAGGTTCAATTCCAACAGAAACAGTTTCTGAAAATAGCGAAGCATTAAGTGTATTTGATGACATGGATTCTGTTTTAGATAACGTATTTAATGATTTAGGCGTTGATACAGAAGCAGAATCTGAAGATGCTATCATGCAAGATGCTTTTGATGAGATGGATTCTGCTATTGATGATGTTTTCAATGATTTAGGTCTTGATGAATGATGTCTGAACTTAAGATGACAAACGAAGAGTTTGCACACAGTTTGTTTCATGAGTATGATCCGGTTAAACGTAAAGAGTACTACGAACGTACTAAAAAGTTAAAGGGTCGAAAAAAAGGTCTTTCCGAAACAACAAGTGGATCTGACAGAGGATCGGCTGGTAATCGTGTTAGTACAAAAAAGCCCGCTAATACAAAAAACAAGCAGCAACTAAAAGCTGAAACTAAAGCTAGAGTTGAAGCTTATAAAGCTCGACTTGAGCAGTTGAAAGAACTCCTTTCGGAACTTGTAGCAGAAGCTAAACGGCGTACTTCCGAAAACGCTGGTACCGAAGAATCAAGGGCCGAGAAAAAAAAAGAAGATTCCTCAAAAGATGGAACGTCTAAAAAAGCTAGTGGTTCTACTGATCAGACGTCTAAGGAAAAAGCTGACGCCAGAAAGCGTTCTAAAGAATACTACGAAAAAAACAAAGAACAAATTAGTCTTAAAAAACAAGAAAAAAATCTGAAAGAAGAAATTCAAAAAGTTGAAGAGAAGATTATGAAAGTTCGAGATGAATTAAAAACTTCAGTTAAGAAAGCTCGGCAGAAATCATCTTCAAAGTCTTCATCAAAGAATACTTCCTCTTCTAACAGACCTGGAAATGTTATCAATTTTTAAATGACAATTAACGGAAAGGAGTCCGTCAAAATGGAAGCTGATTTCAGCGGTTATGCCACAAAAGCCGGTCTCAAGTGCTCCGATGGTCGAACTATCATGCCCGATGCTTTTAAAGACAATCATGGCATGAAGGTTCCTCTTGTTTGGCAGCATGGGCATAACGATCCAGGCAATGTCCTTGGACATGCCGTTCTTGAAAATCGCCCGGATGGCGTCTACGCCTATGGGTTTTTCAACGAAACCGAAGCAGGTCAAAGTGCTAAGACCTTAGTTCAGCACCAAGACATTACAATGCTTTCAATTTACGCTAACAAGCTTGTTGAGCGTGGAAAGCAGGTCCTGCATGGTGCAATTCGTGAAGTTAGTTTGGTTCTTTCGGGTGCAAACCCTGGAGCTTTAATTGACAATGTTCGTATTGCTCACTCTGATGGTGATGTGGAAACTCTTGAGGATGAAGCTGTGATTTACACAGGTTTAACTTTAGAGCACGAGAGCACACCGATTATTGAAGAAACTGCTGTCTCGCATGAAGACACCGCAGTTAAAGATGAAGAAAAGACTGTTCAAGACGTCTATGAATCATTGACTGATGAGCAGAAAACTGCAGTTAACTACTTAATTGGAATGGCTCTCGAAGAGGGTGCCGCGCAACACTCTGATTTGGATGACGAATCTGAGGAAGATTCAGAGGAAGAGTCTGATGCTTCTGACGATGAAGCTACTGATGATGACTCTGAAGATGACAACACTGATAAAGACAACCAGGAAGGTACTGAAATGACCCACAATGTGTTTGAGAAGGACGGGGAGGCTACGGCAAGCACCCCTCACCTTACTCATGACCAGCTGAAGACGATTTTCGAGGACGCCCAGCGCCATGGGTCGTTCAAGGAGGCTTTCCTTCAGCACGCGACGACTTACGGCATCGAGAACATCGACATGTTGTTCCCGGATGCTCAGGCGCTGGCTAACTCTCCGGAGCTTGTCAGCCGCCGCATGGAGTGGGTGACCACGGTCATGAATGAGACCCGGCACTCCCCGTTCTCTCGAATCAAGTCGCTTTCTGCGGATATTACTCTTGACGATGCCCGTGCTAAGGGTTACGTGAAGGGTAGCATGAAGAAGGATGAGTTCTTTGCGCTTTCGCGTCGAGTGACGACTCCGACCACCATCTACAAGAAGCAGAAGCTTGACCGGGATGACATCATTGACGTCACGGATCTGGATGTGGTTGCGTGGTTGAAGGCTGAGATGCGCCTTATGCTTGACGAGGAAATCGCCCGTGCGATTCTCGTTGGCGATGGTCGTGAAGCTGACGATGACGACAAGATCAACGAGCTGAACATTCGTCCGATTGCTCGTGACGACAACTTCTATGCTCACCAGGTTGTGGTTGCTTCGAACGTGACCGGAGACGCCTTTGTTGAGGCTATCGTTCGCGCTCGCGTCAACTACAAGGGTACTGGAAACCCGACGATGTTCTGCTCGGAGGCGATTCTTACGGATCTCCTGCTCGTGAAGGACAAGCTGGGTCGCCGTATTTACGCGACTGAGGCTGAGCTTGCTTCGGCGCTTCGTGCCGACAAGATCGTTCCCGTTCCGATTCTCGATGGTGAGACGACGAACGGTGGCGAGCTGCTTGCAATTCTGGTTAACCTTGCTGACTACACCGTTGGTGCAGACAAGGGTGGCGTTCTGTCGATGTTTGATGACTTCGACATTGACTACAACCAGTACAAGTACCTGATTGAGTCTCGTCTGTCTGGTTGCTTGACCAAGCACAAGTCTGCTCTGGTTATTTCGCGTGCCGTTGGTACTCTTGTGGCTCCGGATGCTCCTACCTTCGTTGAGGGAACTGGTGTTGTTACCATCCCGTCGAAGACCGGTGTGTCTTACTTCATGGATGGTCTGCCTGTCTCCTCTGGAGCTCAGACTGCTATCGATGCGGGTGAGTCGGTTGAGGTTACCGCCGAGGCGAATGAGGACTACTACTTCGCGGCTAACACCACGGCGTCTTGGACCTTCTCTCGCCCTGAGTAATTAGGACAACCTATGACAAGGTTCTTCGGAGTTGTAGGATACGGTGCAGCTGAAGAAGTTTCGCCGGGTGTATGGAACGATGTAATTATTGAGCGAGCATATTATGGTGATGTAACATATACGCTTCGCCGGCTTCAAGAAGCTGACAAACTTAATGATGATATTGTCACTTCAAACGCCATTAGTATCGTTGCTGATGCCTACGCTAACGAAAACTTTGTTGATATTCGGTATGTGCGGTGGGCGGGGACTTTGTGGACTGTTTCGACGGTCGAAGTGCAGAGTCCCCGCCTGCTTCTCAGGTTGGGAGGTGTCTATAATGGGCCAACGCCAGAGCCTACAGACGATCCTTGAGACCTTACTTGGAAGTAGAAACGTATATTTCCAGCCACCAGCAACGCTTCGTATGCAATATCCGTGTATTGTGTACAGTCGTGACCGAATGGATACTAAGTTTGCGAATAACTCAGCTTATGCGCGCAAAATTAGTTATCAGGTGACTTATATTGATAGAAATCCTGATAGTAGTATTCCAGACAAAATTGCAGATCTTCCGCTTTGCCAACATAAAACCTTTTTCACAGCGGATAATTTAAACCATGATGTATTTACACTATTCTTCTAGAATGGAGAACTTAAATGCCAGTACTTACCTGGGACTCCCTTGGCGAACGGTTTTATGAGACCGGTGTCGATCACGGGGTTCTGTACATTGCTAATGCGAGTGGGGTGTACGACAAGGGTTATGCCTGGAATGGTTTGGTCTCTGTGACCGAATCTCCTTCGGGTGCCGAGTCGACGGCTCAGTTCGCTGACAACATTAAGTATCTTAACCTGGTTTCGGCTGAGGAGTTCAGTGCAACCATCGAGGCGTTTACCTATCCTGAGGAGTTTGGGCAGTGCGATGGCTCTGCGTCGCCTCAGGATGGCATCCTCATTGGCCAGCAGCAGCGTAAGATGTTTGGTCTGAGCTATCGCACCCTTCTGGGTAACGATGTTGATGGTCAGGAGTATGGTTACAAGCTTCACCTGATCTATGGTGCTCAGGCAGCCCCGACCGAGAAGTCCTACTCGACGGTTAACGACTCTCCCGAGCCGATTACCTTCAGCTGGGAGGTCACGACGACTCCTATGACTGTTACGGGCTACAAGGCTACTTCGTTCATCTCTATCAA